ATGGTCTATAGCGACACCGGCCACCACCAGAAGATCAGAAGCTATTTTTTCCAATTCTGACTTGCTCATGGCTTCACCCCCGGCGCTGCTGCGAGCATGGCGCGGTAAGCATCGCCCGCGCATTTATGCCAAGTCGCGCCCGGCTGAAAAATGTGGCTGGTGCCAATATCTAGCATTTCCTCAGTCGGCTCCACCGGCACCACCGCCCACCCTGCCGCGCGGATTGCAGCGAGGGCGGCGTCTGCCTCCATCTCACGATACGACTGCTCGATTTTACTGACATCCATCCAAGCGGATTCCCCGCCATAAACTGAATCGTGCATCGCCTTAGCCATGCACTGGACAAGATCGGCTTCGTCTTTTGCTGGTTCAGTCATTTGATTGTTCCCCTCCAAAGGCGCAGCACGCGCCGCTTTTGCTTTTCCATTGCCATTCGAAAGCATCTCCGCTGCCGCATAATGCTTGCACCTTTCGGCACTTGGCCTGATGCGGAAATGATTTCGGCGGCAAAACGCATCCGCATTGTGATTGGGATGCGCTGATGCGGTAAAACCTCAAAGCGGGCGCTCATGGCTTCCACCCATCTGCCCGAAGCGCATCAATTATGTCCCTGGCACGTCTCAGGTTGCGCTGACTTGGACCGCTCATGAACACGCTGGGGTGGTCGAGCATTGAAGCTATCAGCCAAACAGCCCGATCATCGGCTTCGTCTTTTGCTGGTTTGCTCATTCGTTTGTTTCCTTTCCAAGCATTGGGATAAAATCGTCTAGGCGCAGGATGACAACGGCTTCCCGTCTGTCTCCCCTTGCCACCACCAGCGGGATTTGGCCCGGCCTGGCGGCGCGTGTGCATTGGTCTAGCCAGTCATACACGGCGATGCTGGCCCGGCGCTTGCACTCGATCATGTACGCGCCGATGTCGATGTCACCACCGCCATCGCGCGTTTGGTCTAGGTTGCGCGCAGCGTCTATGCCGGCGTCCTTTAGGGCGTTCACTACGTCCCGCTCAAAGGTTGCGCCCTTGGTTCGCTGCGCCTTGCCCATTACCTAAACTCGGGGGCAAACGGGACCTCATCGTCAAAGCGGGTGCTGCCGCCAGGCCGATAAGTGTTCTCCCGCTCTTTCGCCTTTTCGGGATCGGGCTTCCAATCGGGATCGGGCTTCCAGCTATCAATGCTGAGACTGACCATTGGCCCGCGGCGACTGGTTTTCTGCCATCCCGCCAGTTTGACTTCCTCGCCGGCCTTATAGTCCCGATCCAGAATCAGGTTGCCCTTGTAGTCAGGGCCTTTCTCGCTTTTCTTCTCAGTGGAGAAGATGGCGCCCTTGCCGGGCTTACCGGCATATGTGCTGCTCATTCTGCGGGTTCCTCTTGGGTTTCAGGCTCCATCCAGCCCATGTTTGCCGTCTTGAAAGCACGCAGCTTTTCCAGCTTCTCATCCTCGGGGATGCGAGCGTTGGCTGCGATGCTGTCCACCACCTTGTAATAGGCCTGGTAGGCGTCTGCCTCGTTTTCAAAGCTGGCGTAGATCGTGCCGTCAGGCTTGAAGAGATGAACGGCATAGTCAGGCACCGGCTCAGGCTCTGGCTCTGGCATCACGTCCACCACCTTGGCGCCCTTGGCCGGCGTGAAGTCCTGCACTTCCTCAGGTGTATATACACCAGCCACACAGGCGGGAAACACGGTGCGAATGCCCTCGGAAATGCACCTAGCGCGCATCATCGCCCGCGGGTAGTTGCGCCAGTTCTCCTTCTTGGTGAAGCCTAGCCGGTGGGCCATCTCCATGTTCCAAGTGATGGACACCTCACCGCCTTGCGGATGGCTGAACACGCCCGTGACCACCTCATCGGTGTAGCTGGTCCAGTTCACCTTGCCGCCGCTGGTCTGGAAGCGGGCAAGCATGGCATCACTCTTGAGCGCGGGACGGCCCTGAATGACGTGATAATCCCGCATGGCGATGGCCGGGTGCATATCCTCAGCTTGGCACAGCAGCATGATAGCCATGGCCTCAGCCTCATTCTTGAAGCCAAACATTTTGGAATCCGCGGCCACCTTCGCCATCTTTTGGATGTCGGCCATGGGAACGATGTTACTCATTGCCAACAACCTCCCCCAGCGTGCGGTTGCATTTGACCAACTCGCCGGCAACGCCAGAGCGCAACACGAACAACAGGTTTTCCCGGTTGGTTTTGCCCATCTGCGGCAGGCTGTGCAGTTCGCGCTCGCTCATTTTGAGCACGTCTGCCCAGACCATCGCCGGATCGTGCGCCATCAGCACCGTCTTCACGCGCTTGGGGATGTCGGTATCCGCCACGCGCCATTCTTTCCAATCGCTCATTCTGCTTTCTCCTTCAAAAGAAACCGGCGTGAACCGGGCTGTTCCACTACGAATGATTCGTAGATGTCGGGGTATGCGGCCTTAAACAGGTCCGCGGAAAACCGCTTGGAAGGCTTGGCTGACTTCCACGTTGCCAGCGTCCTGCCGTCCAGCGTCTGGATTTCTGCGTCGTCGCCCATGGCGCGCTGTATAGCCGTCTGCAGTCGGTCCTCCTCCGCTTCAAAGGCTTTGATGCTGGCCTTGATGCCTGCTAGGCGCTTGGCGGCGTGCTCAAGCTCTAGCGAGGCCGTAGCGATGCCCTCAGTGCTGGCCGGGTAAGCCGCTTTGCACTGCGAGACGGTCTCAGGGTCAGGCAACGTGCCAGCCTCCACCAGCGCCCATAGCTTCGCCATTTGCGCTATCTGCGCTTCCTTCTCGTCCTCTGAGAAATCCAGCCGGAAGGTGCGAAACCGCTGCCCACCAAACAGGATGCACAGATAGACGGTGCTGACCCCGAAACACGCGGCTTCATGGCAGCACTGCGCCCAATCGGAATTGGGAACACGAACAGGCTCGCCAGGTTCAGAATACTGATGGATGTGCAGCGCGTTATAGTTCTTGCACTCCACCAGAAAGCTGTTGTCCTGCGCCATATAATCGCCATGGCTCTTAAGCCACGAATGCCGCGGATGCGTAGCCACGGCATCGCCTAGGGCCTTCAACTGGCCCAGTTCCTCGCTGGCAAAGGCTGCGATGGTGGCTTCCATGCGCAAGCCCATCTGCACCACCTCGACTTCGCTTAAATCGGGGCGTTCGCTGCGGCCAATCTTCTCGGCCACCACCTCGAAAGCCTTGCCAGACACGGCCCGGCGGCTATCGGTGCTCCACCAGGCGCTTCGGCGCTCGTCTGCGCTAAAACCGCTCATATCACCACCTCCAACTTGCGGCTGCCCGCGAAATACTTGTTAATTGCGGTAGCCAAAGCCGGAAGCATCACGGTCGGGAGATAGATGGCATCGCGGATCAACTCTTGATCGTCGTTTTCCATCACGATCTGGATATGCGCGCTGTCGGCATCAATGTCTAAATACACGGTCCAGAGATCGTTAGAATCGGTATGTTTACCGAAAAATACTTCTTCCATTTGCGCTGTCCCTTTCCTGTTATGGCGCGACACCTAATTTATCGACGCTTTTGATGAGGTCAAGCAGGAAATCGCGATAGGCCAAAAAAAAGCCCCTCACCGCTCGAACAGTGGGGGGCCAAGTTTGACGTAATGGGAAAGGAACACATGACATCGCTGTCCCGGCCACAATGCCCCGCGCTACCCCCTATTGCAACCCCCAGCAAAACCCCCTACGCATACGAAGCGCACAAGGCGCACAACGTATAAGGAGCACACATAATGCCGAGTTTAACCTTAGCTATTCGCGTGCCGAGTGAGGTTCTGGAACAGATCGACCTGATATGCGCGCGGACGGAACACACCCGCTCATATGTCGGTAGGCGGCTCGTTGAAGAGGGCTTGGCGGCGGAATTGTTCGGCAGTGCCGTGAAGCCTAAGCGGGCCGTTCAGAGGGCTGCGAAGCCGGTTGAAACGCTTGAGATACCGTCCTGCATTCCGGTGGATGCCTGGATTGAGTGGGACATGTACCGGAAGGCTAAGAGCGGCGCGGCTTGGACCCTGCACGCGAAGAAGCTGTCCGCGGCGCGGTTGGAATCCTTTTGGGAGAATGGCGCCGATCCGCGCGCGGTGATCCGGCAGAGCATCGAAAACGGATGGAGCGGGCTTTTCGCGCCGAAAGACTTGGCCGTGGGCCACCGCGAAGACTTGGCGCGTCGCGTGCAGCCGATCGTTGAAGGTAGCGCGGAGGAGATTTTCTAATGTGGACCGTAGTTGGGTTTTTCGCGGTGGGCTGCCTCGGGGCGCTGATAGCCGGGCTTGTGATCGTGGCAGCGTCATGGCGCGAAATGATGGAGCAGTGGAACGATGAGTGACATGGCGTTGTGCATCGAATTATTTTTCCCCATTGTAGTGTCAAGAAAAACTGGCCGAGCAACAGGGTCATCAAGAGAGGCAGCCATTCTTGACCATGGTTTGGTTCAAGCCTGCGAAGTGCTCAGGCGTCGCGTTAAAGTGCTCGAAAAATTGGCTGAGAAAAATGCAGCTGAGGGCAAAATATCTGGGCACGATAACAAGCGGGAAATGATGAAGGGATTAACCAAAGCGCATAGGCTGTTATTGGAAATCCGAGCTAAAATTTCTTTGTCGGATGATTTGATTGAAATGGGGGAGACGCCGTGAGTGACATTGTAGTTCGGCGTATGCCGACCCTCTCGCAGCCTCTCAGCCTGGCCGTGGCAGATGAGCAGCGGCGCGAGGCTGACAGCATGCCCGGAGGCTTCCCACCGCCCGCGCTGGCGCCCTCACTGGTCGCAGAGGCTGACAAGGCCGCGAAGCAGGCTAGGGGCGCTCTACAGCCGCCTACAGGGCCGTTCATCCTGTCCTGGGTGGCACCTATCCACGCCGGGTTCTCTAACCCCCCCAGCGCGCGCGAGAGTGCCGTATGGGCTACCGCGGTATCCAAGGCATGCGCGCGAGTGCCAGCACAGGCTTTTACCGAGGATGCGCTAATAGACTTGGCGCGCGCGAGTAAGTTTTGGCCGTCCGCATCTGAGGTTTTGGCCGTGGTGCAACCGGAAGCCAATCGGTTGTTTAGCAAGCTGCTGGCGATGGAGCGGATCGCGCGGCGGAAGCCACCGGAGCCTCCCAAAAAGGTAAGTTTCACTGACCTATCCCCAGAACAAAAGGCGATTGATGACGCTAAGACGCGCGAGATGGTGGACAGGATGAAGGCCGCCATAGCCGAGCGCGAGCACCGCACTAGGCCTGAACGCGCGGATAGGGCGGCGCCCGTTAGCCTTGGGGCTTTAATGGCCGGTTATCAGAAGGTGATTGACAGCGGCAGCAGCTATGCCGAGGCGGCGCGGGTGAGGCTTGATAAGCTGCGCGAAGGATGATGACGATCTTAAGCCTGTGCGATTACACGGGGTCATAGTCTCAGCCTTACCGTGATGCCGGGTATGACGTGATACAGGTGGATATTAAGCGGGGCGGCGACGTGCGGCTATTTGAGGCATTGCCGTTCCCAGTGCGCGGGGTTCTAGCAGCCCCGCCATGCACCCACTTCGCCAGCAGCGGCGCGCGATACTGGGAAAGCAAAGGCGAGGCGGCCATTTTAGAAGGCCTAGCTGTGGTTGATGCCTGTATGCGGATCATCGCAGTGCATCGCCCGCAATGGTGGGTGCTTGAAAACCCTATCGGCAGGTTGAAGCGATACTTGGGAGAGCCTCGCATGGCGTTTGACCCTTCCGAATACGGCGACCCCTACACCAAGCGCACGCTGCTCTGGGGACACTTCACGCCCCCCCCCCAAGCGGCCTGTGGAAGCAACCGAGGGGTCTAAGATTCACAAGTTCAGCCCTAGCCCCGAAAGGGCCGCGCTTCGCAGCATTACACCCGCGGGGTTTGCCAGAGCCTTTTTTGAGGCCAACCCGTGAACTTGGCACGGTTCTTGCACTCTTATATATCTTATATATACGTTATCACGTCCTAGACGTCACCACGACCTACGTCGTGCTTACAATCGCCATAGTTACAACCCCCCTATTTAAGCCCTGGCGGGCAAAAACAGGGGGGATGCAAGGGGGGGAATGGCGCGCTAAACCGGCAAGCGCAGGCCCGTAAGCTATTGCAAACGCTCAGGAAATGGCGCGCTTATCTTGTAAACATTGCTCGCGTTGTAAGCATTGTGCGCCTTATCTGCAATGCAGACACTAACCGACTAGCAGCGCGCGGGCTTTGTCATAGCGGGCTTTCACGTCATCAAGCCCGACTTGGCCGCC